TGCACTTGCCGCAATGGATAAGAAAGACTATGGTTATTATGACAAACTGACTGAAGAACAACAGAAGAAGTTTGTTCCATATATGATGACCCATTGGATGAGTGCTATTAAAGCAAATGCAGGTTTAAGTTCTTATTACTTAATGAACACAGACCACACAGCAAATAAGCATTTGTTCAACGAATATGTTCAAAAACATCCAAAACTACAGTGGTTGATGTTATGTGCGGCGAGCCCTGGCTTGGGTAAGCAGTTTCATCAATGGATACCTCATCTGTCAGGTAAGATAGCACAATTAAAAGAATCACCTAAAGAAAAAGATATTCGTGATTATTTTACTAAAATATATCCTAAAACAAGTGATGCAAATTTATATGCTATTAGCGAAGAATTTGTAACAACACAAAAAAAGAAGGTCTATCTAGCAAATGAATTCCCTCATTTAAAGATAGAAGATATTGAAACACTAGCCGCAATTACTACTGATAAAGATATAGCACAGTATGAAAAAGATCACGGAAACGGTTGAGATTAAACACAGTTGTGAATTTTGCAAGCGTGAGTTTGTAAAAGAACGCACATTGTTTAGTCACCTATGCGAACAAAAACAACGTTGGCAAAATCGTGACCATCTAGGCAATAGACTAGGCTTTCAATCTTGGTTACAGTTCTATTCTAAGAATAGCATGAGTAAAACTAAGAATAAAACACATGAAGAATTTATTAAAAATGCTTATTACATTCCTTTTGTAAAGTTTGGTAACTATTGTGCAGATGTAAATGTTATCAATGTGAGTAGATATGTTGATTGGTTACTAAAGAATAGTATTAAGATTGATAGTTGGATTAGTGATACAACATACACTAGATTTTTGATAGAATATTTACGACATGAAGACCCGTTCGATGCAATACATCGAGGAGTTGAGGCATGTATACGACTAGCAGAAACAGATAGGATTCAACCACATGACATATTAAGATATGGTAACCCAAATAGAATTTGTTTAGAGATTACTAAAGGTAAGATTAGTCCCTGGATGCTTTACTGTAGTAATAGCGGGACTAAATTTTTAGAAACATTAAATCCAGAACATGTTAAAATAATTATGGATTATATTAATCCAGAACAATGGGCATTAAAATTTCATCGTGAACCAGACCTTAAGCAACAAATCGCAGACACCCTTCGTATCGCAGGCTACTAAAGTTCGTATTCCTTGGAAGAAAGGTGATACTATAAATAGCTGGGATGAGACTTGTATTTGGGCTATGGAACAGTTTGGGCTACCCGGAGACAAATATACAACACACCCCACAATAGATTATATGGATTTTTATTTCCAAAACGAAAAAGATGCTATACATTTTAGTTTAAGGTGGTTATAATAGTGTAATATTTCACTGACTAAATATTACACTAATGAAACCAACAATCGCACTTTTTGTAGCAGACCCAAAATGCTCAGTACAGAGTTCCAATGGAATAATAAGTTCTTTGGATTCTCAGTACAACTTTAAACTTTTTTCCAAGAACAAATTAGAAAAGAACTTCTTTAACGGAGTTGATATAGTTGCTGTTCCCGGTGGTTTCGGAGATAGCGATAGTTATGAGAAACTATTTCAACATAATGGTGAACGAGTGATTGACTTTGTTGCCAATGGCGGTAGATATCTGGGCATATGCATGGGTGCATACTGGGCAGGTTCACACTATTTTTCTTTACTTAAAGACGTAGATGCGGTGCAATATCTCAAGCGCCCTGGCACTGACACACGTAGACCACATGCAAAGAACATGCCTATCACTTGGAGAGGCACTTCAACTAAAATGTTTTGGTATGATGGATGTGCGTTAGTAGGAAATGACACAAAGTTTGAGACAGTTGCTACTTATAGTAATGGAGATGCAATGGCTATATTTCAAAACAGATTAGGACTGATTGGGTGTCACCCAGAAAGTCAACCATTCTGGTATGAAAGTTATAGCTGGATGAAAGCACATTACCATGATGGCGTACATCACAAACTTTTACTTAACTTTACAAATGAACTAATGCAACGGTAATGATACTAGAAGATGAAATTGCTGAGAATATAGCCAAAGAATACTTTGGGGATTTGGACTTTGAGATTACAAAAGACCTTTTAGTTGATTCAGGTTGGTATGTTGTTGAGTTACCTACGGTAGGAAGTAGAGAACAGGAAATTGATATCAAAGATTGGGTAACAGAAAAATGCAAAAAAAATGTTATATTTAGGGGGAAAATTTTTGTGTTCAAATGTAAAAAGGAAGCTGAATGGTTTAGTCTGCGATGGCAATGATTAAGAAAAGACAAATGACCAATAAGTTATATGGATCTAATGGTGGTTGGGCCACTTATCGTAGTGTCAACCATGTGGGCATAGGATATGCCTATGACATGCCTTATCATCAGATTGACCCCATAGTATCACCAAATGAATGGAACAAAATGATTGCTTGGTGTGTATCTGTATTCGGACCAAGCGGTACACCCGGAGCTCCCGGAGTATGGACTCCCGGAGATAGATGGTATGCAAATGATGCTAAGTTTTGGTTTAGAGACAAAAAAGATTGCGAATGGTTTTTATTGAGATGGCAATAACTATTAAACTTAAAAATGGATTAGAGGCATGGGAAGAACGATGGCTAGTAAAAAATATTGGGCCTAGAATGCATTATATTCATAACAGTATCGGTGGACAGGGTTGGTTAGTAAAACAACAATGGGAGCCGGGTGTATCAAATAGATATTGGACTCTTACGTTAGAAGATGAACGATATGCTAGTTTCTTTTTAATAATGTTTCCACAATGACAAAAGTTAGAATGGATAAGATGTCACCTGGACAAGCTATAGAAATAGTACGTGAGTTACGTGATAAAGGATATGGTCAGGGCATCGACTTTGATTTTGAATATCATAGACCCGAAAATAATGACTGGATGGCAGGAGAAGAGTATAATGAACAATATACTGTATTCAAATTCTATAAGGAATCACTTGCGACTTGGTTTATACTGAAATATCAATAATGGCAATAACAAAATTAGGCACTTTTACCCCAACAATTCATACGAGTTCAAATTTTGACCGTAGTGAGGTAACTAACTTTAGCGGTAGGACAACTTATAAAATTGATTATCGCTATCGCAAAGATTATCCCAACAGTCATATCAAATGGTGTCGCAGAAATATGGGACAACGTGGATCTGGTTGGGACTTCATGTGGATATCTGATTTGTTAATGATAGAAATATGGGATGATAAATTAAAATTTATGTACGAGATGTGGAAAAACTAATGGAATTGACTCAAACGAAATATCTATATCCAGGATCAAAAACTACATTTTATACTGTTGCTTGGGTTCGTAGTGTTGAACATACAAACAACGACATACAAAAATGGTGTAAGAAAACATTCGGAAAACCTGGGTACAATGACAAGCTAGAAGCAGTACGATGGACTGATAATATCAACGAATCAAACAGTATAACTTTTTTACAAGAATCAGACTTTATGATGTTTCTATTGAGGTGGCAGTAATATGGCAAACGATGTGATGATTGACATTGAAAGTTTAGATACAACACCTGATTGTGTTATACTTACAATTGGTGCTGTACGATTTGATCCTAAAGGTTCTGGAGTAATTGAAAAGTTAGAACTACGACCTACTATTGAGGATCAAACTGAAATCTATAATCGTAGTATCAATGAAGATACATTACGTTGGTGGAGTACTCAAAGCGAGGCTGCACAAGAAGAAGCTATGGGAGATTCTGGACGTGAGTCATTAGCTGACTGTATGGAGAAACTATATAAGTTTTGTTGGAACCGTCGTGCTGTATGGTCGCATGGTGCACCCTTTGACGTTGTTGTTATGGAGTCAGCACTAAGACAAACATCAACTAGACCTAATCCAATACCCTGGGCTTTCTATACAGTAAGAGATACACGAACACTATTTGATATTACTGGAGTAAGTCTTAAAGACGGGGGACACGTGACTACTCACAAAGCAGTAGAAGATGCTGAACGTCAGGCTATTGTTGTACAGAAAGCATATATGAAATTAATTAAAGCAGGATTGATACCACCTAAATGAAGTTTCAATCAGACATTGACATTGACTTTGGTAACAGAGATAATATACTACAACATATCTCGCATATACCTGCGGCAATGCGTAGAGCAAATCCTATACGAAAACATGCAACTGGTATCTATGTAACAGAAATTCCATATGATGCACTACTTGACATGGCTAACATGGATTATAGTGAAGCAGAAAGTCGTGGATATCTTAAGTTAGACTTTTTGAATGTACATGTTTATGATAAGGTTCGTGACGAACAGCATTTGATTGAATTGATGCGTGAACCTAATTGGGACAAATTAAATGATAAAGTATTTGTGGGACAACTGATTCACTTGAGTAACCATTATCATAGTATGCAAAAGATGCAAGATCCT